AAATCATAATAAGCAGTACCGGATAATACGATTTGGTTGTCTAGCTTTTTAACAGAACTTCCAGCAGCTTGTTCTTCTTCCCAAACTATACCTAATTCTTCTGCTTTTTTTCTAGCAGCGAGCATTTTTACATTCTCTACTGGGTTGGAACTAACAGCACCAAAACCAGCAACAACTGTTTCGAAAATTTCTCTAGGGATGGATGCAAATTCGTCACCAATAATATCGTTAGCACGTTGACCACGAATCTTAGTGCCGTCACCTAGAGGTAAGCAGGTGACCCTAGACTTGTTGATACGCATAACACATCTATCAACATCTCGTCTAGGGCCGCTACTTGCATCACACATACTTCTGAGGACCGGAGCATTATTCCAAATTGTCTCCATATACTCAAAAAGAACTTTAGACTGACGAAACGCAGCACCAACAACCACTACTTTTCTGTCTGGTATGAGCAAAGCCCTTAACATCGCATACAAGGATAGCGAAAAGGATTTACCAAAACCACGACTAGCGATCAGCATAGGAAACTTTCGGTTCCACATCTCGCATAAAAATAATGATTGTGAAGGTAATAAGTCAATATTGAATATATGTTTACATATAAATGAAAAATGTTCTGGTCTAGACATTAACCATACTAATCTATGTGGTGCATCACTGCTGTCCCAGTCAATAATATCGAATGGGTTGATTAGTTGTTCGTTTGAAACGTCTGGAATGCCTAGCCACGCCTCATTAATTTGTGTGAGTTTACTCATAGTTTTAAGCAATCTAAATTAGGATACTTCTTGGTTTTTAGTACGCCGTCAGCAAAACCGTAGTAAACGGCTTCTTCTGCTGAAAGATACCAGTCACCGTCCTTAAACTTTCTTTTTAGGTAGTTCTTTACCTTCTCGTGCGTAGGTTCTGTATACTTATCCTTGAAGTAATCTCCTTTCAAGCAAACATCTGCATAAATATCTAGCATATCTTCGCAGATTTTTCTGTCTAACTTGATAGCGTTCTGTACATTGAGGTATTGACCGGATTCTGCTGTAGATCCGTAGTGAACCATAAACCAAGCACTAGGTGTCATTATTCTAGCGTCTGCTGCCTGTAGTATAATCGTAGACATTGACTCGGCTTGACCGTAAACAACTACAGTTACATGAGATCTGCACAATTCGATAGCATCGAAAATAGCCATACCGCAAGACCAATCACCTCCAGAAAGGTTCATGTGAATCAAGATTGGGTCGTGAGATATTGAATCTAACAGCCTAATGTTTTTTATAAATTGAGGCACTATTCTGAAATCCACACCGGCATCATCTTCATCAGAAGAAACAAAGCTATGTAGGTATAGTTCTCTTTTTGAAACATCTAATCCGAAATGATTGATATCGGTTATTGTGTCAATTTTTATACTCATTTCTTCCTCCCGACAGTATAGTGCTCATTAACTCTTTTTAGAATACTGTTAATAATAAGCTTGGCGTTTTTCTTGTTTCCCGCAAACACGACATGTATACCGTCATAAAGCTGGAACTCTACCAACATCTTAATCATATACTTGTTTGATACCTTCAGCGAATTCCATCTTGATTCTGGAACATCGCTTCCCACTGGAAATTTTATGAGATCTTCTAGTGAAAACTCTAGAATTAGGAACTTGAAAGGGAAAACCTTCATTCTCTCAATCTCTCTCAAGAATCTGTATTTATCTTTGCCTAAGTTTCCAGCAAGCTCGGAAACCCTTGCTTTTCTTTCAATGCAGAGTTCGTCTTCTAGACCCAAGAGGCTGTAGTCTCCAGTGTCTAGTTTTTGAATAACCATACCATTGCAAGAGGTGTATCTACCTTCGAATTTTTCGAAAGTATACCCGTCTTGCTCTCTGGTGTCTTTTATTACTGTGTAAGCCGGTGCTTTTTTTGGCATCTTTACCTCCAACGATAAGGCCAGTAGTAGGTATAAGGTTGACAGGATCTATACTGCCAATAACCAAAAGTTCCGCCAATAATAACATTTCTCTGTGGTGTAACAACAGCTCCCGGAGAATAACTCCATACGCCAGTGCCACGATAAACCGTAACGGGAGGATAATAAGTTATCGTACCTGAATAGTCGTGATAGTGAGCAGCTGAATGTGGGTGCTGATGCCATATGCCGTTGTGTTGATGAGAATGGTAGTATTGAGCTGTAGCTTTTGATGATAAAGCAACACCTACTACAAGAAAAGTTAAAATAAGTAAAAAGTTTTTCATTTTTTGTCCCTCACTATTTTCATAAAAATTGATTGAAATAAATGTTCTTGACCCGTAACTTCTTTGTGACATCTTCTGCATAAAGTTATACCGTTATCCACTTCGTACCTAAGTGCCGAAGCAGATGACCATTTTTGAATATGGTGAGCCTGTAACCCCTTCCTTTTAGCTTTACATCCGGGCATCTGGCAACAAAAATTGTCGCGTTTGTATACCCTGATCCTCCAGTCCTTATAAACAGGACATTCATAGTTTCGTTTCATCTTTACAGAAAACCTTTCTTATACGGATATCGTTGATAATGTCCTTGATGAAAAGGGCAGTCTCTGTTGATTCGTCTTGTTTTAGTAATGTTTCTGAGAATTTACAGTAAGCCAGATAACAAGCGTCGTCTGGATTGTCTGCGTCGATAAAGATGATTGGATAAGTGTAATTGAAAAGACCTAAATTAAATCTCTTTAGTCTAGGTAAAACCAATGACATGTCAAATTCTATAACATATATTTTCATGGTTGTAAGTCATGTTCGACCATCATTTCTACAAGTTCATTGAAACTAGTCTCGGGTTTCCATCCCAGTTTCTCCTTAGCTTTTTCGTTACAGCCACGCAGATAGTCAACCTCTGCTGGCCTGTAAAACTTTGGATCTTGTACTACATAGTCGCTCCAGTTAGTAATGTCAACGTGATTAAATGCTACGTCTAGGAATTCCTTAATCGTATGTGTTTCGCCAGTGCAGACGACGTAATCATCAGGAGTTTCCTGCTGCAACATCATCCACATGCCTTGCACATAATCTCCAGCGTACCCCCAATCTCTAAATGCTTCTAAGTTGCCTAGACGTAGCTTAGGGAAAGATCCTAAATGTTCTTTTGTGCTTGCACACTCGAAAACAATCCTGTCCTCTTCGAATTTTGTTTCGATAACCTTTAATGTATATTCTTTTCTTACTGACTTTTTGTATTTGATGAAATCACCAACCCATTTTGTTATCTTCCGGGTAACGAAAGTCTCGCCTCGTCGCGGTCCTTCGTGGTTAAATAAGATTCCGGCTGATGCGTGAATGCCATAACCTTCTCTGTATAGTCTAACCATGTAATGTGCCGCACATTTAGCGATAGCGTATGGTGATTGTGGGAGGAATTTTGTTTCTTCGTTTTGGTATTTTTCAGATTCTGTTTCGTCGTAATTTTTTCCAAACATTTCTGATGAGCTTGCTTGGTAGAATTTAACATGTGTGAGTCCAAGATCGACCAAGCTTTGAAGTATATTCAAGCATCCTTTTCCTGTTACATCCCAAGTAAATCCGGGCTGTTTGAATGAAACACCTACATGGCTTTGGGCGGCCAAATTATAAACTTCGTTTACATCGTCGTGTTCCTTGAACAACGTGATGATATTGCTAACATCTGTAATATCTCCGAGGGCCAACAGAAAATTGGGGTTGCTCATGACGTGGATTATGCGTTCAGTTGAGTCTACACTGGAACGTCTAGCAACTCCAATAACCTTATAACCCTTGTCAAGCAGTAGATCCGCTAGATGCGAACCGTCTTGACCTGTTACTCCAAAAATAATTGCTTTTTTCATATTTGTTTCCTTTTGTTTGATTATTCCTCATTATCCTTGACCGTTTCTGGTGTCAAGAATGGTTGATCTACTTCTCCGTCTTGGTACTTATGCCACTGAGACAGTCTGATTTTTTCAGCTTCCATAGCCATCTTCATTTTTTCAAGATCGTATCCGTACTGAGTTGTTACCTCTGGATTCGCCGCTAAATAAGAGATCCATCCAGTGAAACTTGTTTTTCTGTCTTCGAATCTTTTTACTCGTTGCTCACGTGTCGCCTTCATGTCTTTGAGCATCTTGTTTTTCTTGTCTTGAAGATCACGATAGTCTCTGTTGAGAGATTCCTGTGCGGCCCTCAGAGACGCCACCTGACGCTCCATATTGAATATCTCCTCCCCACGCTGCTGATCTGGGTCAACGGCCCTCTCCTCGGCTATCAGAGCCTCTAAAGCGGTAATCTGCTCCACGTTCGCCTTGTTCGACTTGAGACTGCGGTTCATGAGCAGCTCTAGCTTGATAAGGTCCACAACTTGTATCTCTTCTGTCGCGATAACATCGTCGCCAAACTGTGCGATGATCTTGGTCCAGTGGTACTCAAAAAGTTTCAGTTCGTGCGTCGTGAATTGATCTTTAAGCTCTTCGTAGTAAGGTCTGCCCTTTAGGTCATACTTTGCTTTTTCTTCTGCAATGTTTCCGCCCAACCAAGCTGGCTCTGGAAAGTCGCCCTTTGCAACCTTTTTCTTTATAAACTCCAAAAGTGACTTGGGGTCTCTGGAAAGCTCGTTTGCCACGATATTGTGGTCTTTCTCATGTTCTCAAGAATGTAGCTTTCTTCTCTCTTTGAGATTCTTCCCTTTTTCATTGCACTTTAACACTCCAGTTTTAATTTTTTAATAGAAAGGTGAAAATTATATATCTTGTTCTATATCTTCAGGGTATTCATAATAACCAAACTCATATAATATATGTATAATGGTATCTATTATTTCTTCTCTTCTTTGTTTTGTGATATATAGATCGTTCAACATTTTAAGATAGTCCATTCTCATGCTGGCCGGCAAGTGTTGATCAATAATGATCTGCATGTCGCGGTCTTCGATCTGTTCGTAGCTTATAGCGTATTTTCTAAGATCATCAACTATATTGTCCTCGTAGTCTAGCTGTGCGGGTTGTACCACTCGCTGTCGCTCGGGATTATCGTCTCCGACGAAATGATTGTCTCGTATGAAGTTTTTGAGTCGATTGCTTAGGTTGACACTCAGGAAGTTTTCGAGGGGCCGTTTTTCATCGTAACGGTTGAGTGCCTCCATACATATAATAAAACTTTCTTGTTTGATATCATCTACAGCATATCCGTAGAATGTGTATTTGGGGGCTATTCTATCAACAACAATGTTGATTTGGTCAATAACCTGCTGCTCTGTCATTCCTTTTGGTATTTTCATTACTCTGTTCCTATTTCTAGCCACACAGATCCATCGTAATACTCTAGTCTTGCCGAGTTTTTGTTGAATATAATGTCGCCGATCTTCGATTTCTTCGGTCTGTTGCTCGGTTTTACGTTTATTCCGTGGGTGAATGGCACTGGCTTATCTAAACTATTAATATAAGAGTGTAATTCTTTAGGGGTTCCCGTTTGTAATTCACCGTTTTCATCACAATATATATGTTGGTTTGGTTCTAATTTTATAACACAATTGCTAGAGATGATAACATCACCGACATAAGAGCGGCAAATCTGGATAGTGGGCACATACTCACCCACAGTTATGTAGCCATCTTCACAGAAGTCGTGGAATTCTTCCGATTCAACACTTGTTTCGCCGTTTATGGTGTTAATCCAGCCAATAAGTCTCGTGCGAATCAGACGACCGTTCTTGAGATACCCAATACCACGCTCTTCGCAACACTGCATTGGGTATCGAGAGTCATTGTGACAAGAAATTTTATAAAAGAAAAATTCAGAGTCTTCCAATAAAGCCTCTAGGGGGTTTTCTCCGTATAAAAATCTATCCGGGTGTTTCGTATTTTGAAGGGCGGCGTTTTCTAGTATAATTTCATCGCCTACCTGCTTTGCCGCACTAAGGCACGGCTCCAGTATCTTTATCTTCATCTTCGTTTTCTCCGTCTTCTTGTTTTTCAAGAAGTTCCGCAATTGATCCGTCTGTTTCCTGTAAATCCTTTTCAACTTGCTCCTGCAACTCGGCAGTGGCTTTCATTTGTAGCTTTGTCTCTACGCCTTTCGCACGACAGCAGTTTGGTTTGTTGCATGGCATCTTCAGCCTCCATTTGTTGAATAAATTACTCTACATAGTATTATACACGCGAAACTGGTTTTTTTCAAACAAATTATGCGAGATTTGTAGAAATTGTTTGTATTTTTCGTATTTCGAGACTATAATAATATATGAGGCATGGTCGCACAGGTCTCATAGTCAGAAGAATATTTTGTATAAGTTGTAAATTTGGACTGTGGTCAACTCAAGTCCGTTCTGGCGGAAAGTCACAGAGAGTGAACAAGCACTCCGGGGCTAGGCAAAAAAATATTAGTCAGGCAATGTCCCACCATGACAACCTGCACCCTATGTAGATTAGTAAAAGAAGAATAGATAGCATTTGAAGACCTAGTTGCTTTCCAACGCGACCATATATCTACATAGGTATAAATGGTCTTGGTGTAGACATACAGAAATAGGAGGAATATGGAATGGACAAAGAAACGCTAGATGCCATAAAAAACTATGTCGAAGTGAACGAGTATGGTCACTTGATAACAAAAGCTAATTTAACTTGGGATATTAAAGATGGTATTTGTGGTGGAGTTGCTAACCTTAGCTCCAGCAGAACCGTAATAGGAGAAAGAAGAGGGTTTAAAACAAAGTACGGATGGAGGTTCAGTTTCACAGATAGTGATCGCGGCATAAAGGTTCAAATTCCAGCCAGAGAGTTCGTGTGGCTTTATCACGGCAACGTTATTCCCGAGGGTATGAAAGTTAAGCCTATCAACGGTGACGTGTTAGACGACCGTATAGAGAACCTGCACTTAGTGAAATGCTCGAACGGTAGACCCAAGGGAGTAAAGGAGGTCAATAAAAGAGCAACTAAAAACTCAACGAGCATCAAAGAAGACAAGTTAATAGTAAAATACAGAAAATCTTACATGACCACCAAAGAAATTATGGATAAAACGGGTTGCAGCAAGGCTCAAGTTCTCGGGGTTATAAAAAGATACAGAAAGAAAGGGGAAATCAAGCCATTCTTCGATACCCAGCTTCTGAAACCCTACGAACCGGAAAAGCATCTTATGGGTGTTTACGCTATCGTTTCATACTCCTTAGACGGAAGCGGACGACAAATAGCGTATATAGGATCTAGCAGATCTTTGAAAAAAAGAATATCAACTCATAAATCACATCTCTCCAAAAACAAACACCGCAACAAGCAGATGCAAGAAGACTATAATAAAGAAAATGTATTGTTTAAGTATTACGTGATTGAGCATGGAGAGTATGATCATGGAGATCTTTTAAAATTAGAAAGCGATATTCTGAATAAATACGAGCCATGCAGTTTGTATAATACTTGGTCGGCTCCTGATTTCGATGATATCAAGCCTTTTCTCGACTTGGCCGTAGAAAGACACCTTAGCGACGACAGTAACTACACCGTTACTGAATGCGGCTGTTGGCAGTGGAAAAAATCTCACCCCACCGGCTACGGCAAGTGTTTTCAGGTAAGTATAGATCGAAAAAAGAAATATCTCACACCGCACAGGCTTAGTTACTACAAGGCTACTGGGGAATATCCAGAATTAATCCGACACAAGTGTGACAACAGGCTGTGCGTTAATCCTGATCATCTAGAGTCGGGAAGTCATCAGCAAAACGGGATGGACAAATCAAAACAATTCCGCAAAGATTTTGAATACTGGTGGCTTCGATACGAGGGCGACATTGCCAAACTTACAGAGCATTTTGGTTTCAAAAAGAATCAAAAAGTTGGTTCATCTCAAATCTATTATTGGGAAAGGAATATCGGCCTCCGGGATAAATACAAAGATTTGTTTGAGTCTATAAGAACCAGAAGAAAAAACGGAAACAAGTAGATTCTGCTACTAATACATACTTATTTATTTGGTTTGGGTAATACAAACCCTT